CTAATATAAGGACGACATGTACAGACGTTTTCTCAATAACAATGACTATCTGGGGATAATCACTCCGGAGGCTCTTTCCCAACTGACAAGGGGGAACGAAGACCGTTTCATCCAGGCGGAAGAATCGGCCGAGATGAGCGTTGTGGAGTACCTGTCCGAGAACTATGAGGTTGAAAAGGAACTTGCCAAGGGTAAATATATTGCCGAATATAATCGGCGTATTACCTATCCGGTAGGCGTGCATATCTATTTTGATGGACAGATTTATGAGGTTATCCGTTCCATCAGTGGATATCGCAAGCCGGCAACAGGTCAATATTGGGAAGAATATTCGGGAATTGACCTTGATGCTTGTCACGTATCCTGTTATTCGCAGTTCAACACCTATTATCCCGGAGACAAGGTGAATTACAATGACGTGATTTATGTCTGTCTCAAGGAGAACGGCTACAAATTCGATGATATTCGCATTCCGATGGTGAATGGCTGGCTGGAGGCTGAAATCGCACCGTGGAACCCGGTGGAATATCCCCTATGGAGTGTTGTGGAGTATGACAACGGATTTTTCACGCTGATGACACTGGATAACTTCGACAGTAACCTCGATCCGATGACGTCGGACTGCTGGGGCGCCATAGCTGATTATGATTCCGAGTACAATGCTTATGAGTTGTCTGAAAATGAATATGTGGTTTATAACGGACACGTTTTTTACCCGGAAACGGACGTAAACGCCGACATACCACAAGTCGGGCGGAACATTTCGCTGCACGATCCCCGCAACTACAACCTCAAGAAACACATGGTGCGGTTGGCACTGTACGAACTCACGAAACTCATTGCACCTAATAATGTCAGCGTAGTCCGTATGCGCGACTACGAGGATTCCATGAAATGGCTTAATGATGCGGCCAAGTTGCGTCTCAATCCGCAGATTCCACGAAAACTTGATGAGACGAAAAAGCCAGTCACCGACTGGCAACTGGCTACCTTCCAAACGGATTATGATCCGTACAGGAATCCTTGGATGGTATGAAGTTAATCAAATTAATTTCACATTGAATGATACTGTTTCAAAATGTAGATGTGGGGCTACAGATTTACCAGATTTGTCTTCTCAACAATAAAAGAGTAGGCTTTATGGGCTTGACAAAGAAACAGTTTTACGAGTTAATATGGTAAAAATGGTTATAGGACCTGTTGGAGATTTTATTGGAGAATATGATGTTTTCGAAGTGGTGGATATTTCTACGGAGATATTTCCTCAAAAACAAATGCAATGGTTTCTGTCCGGGGCGTAGTTGCGGCCATAGATGTATGCTGACGTCCCGGATTCTCGCGACTGCTACGAGAACTTTCATCCTCGAATACTGGCGATCCTATGCAATCAGGAGG